ACGAGGTTGTGACCAACCCAGTTGAGCCAGCGGAACTGGGCACCAGAGCCATCACTGGTCTGGAGGGTTACCTTAGGGAGTGTGGCCTGGAGGTAAATGCGGTGGATTAAATCACCATTGCGCTGAATGGTGCAGGTGACACGCTTGCCAAAGCCAGGGGAACCATTGAAAGGATTTTCAATAGACTCCATAGCGAAGTTAGTGTGACGGCGATACACCTGCTTGAAGAAGGTAATCTGGGGGTTACCCGTTAAGTAAACATCTTGAGCGCCATAAGCAACGAGCTGCATTAAACCACCGCCTGTCATTTTCTATACCCTTATTTTAGAAAAAAAATTTCTAAAAACGCGAGAATTGCTGCCGGGATTAAATCTTTTTTTGGTCTAAAAGGATAGCAGTATTTTTTATACATGATTGCGAAAGGTGTTAACTATGATCCCTTCTTTCGTATTAAGTCTTCAAAAAAAGGAAATCCAGAAGCACGAACAACATTAGATACTCTGCATAATGTACAAATACAGCGTATGCAAGAAAATGAAACAGATTTAGATAATTTATTGAAGGAAAAAAACGATTTAGAAGATAAAATGAAAAATATGGGAACTGATATTGATATTGACTATATTGAAAATAATCTTAAGACAATAAATTCTGAAATTGAATTGCGAAAAGATAAAAATGAATTCTTAGATTATTTTTTAGATACTGGAGATATATTATATAAATATTATGATATACAAGAACGTATACAAGAAGGTACATTGCCATCCAAGCAATATAATAAGAAGAAAGTTGGAAGTATTTTTGATGTATTAGAAATGGCAGCAAAAAATGAAGTTGTTAATAATGAAGTTGATGATGTAGAACCATCACCCACATCAAAATTTGTATCAAGAGATAAATTGTTAGAAGAATATTTAATTAAGATACATCCTGAAAATGTACGTAGTACAACCAATTTACGAGATGATACATATGGTGAATGTGTGGCATGTGATAAAGAAATGGTATTCTCACCAAATGAAGCTGTGTTCACATGTATGAATTGTGGACATCAAGAATTTATATTGATTGACTCTGATAAGCCATCTTACAAAGATCCTCCTAGAGAAGTATCATATTACGCATATAAGCGTATTAATCATTTTAATGAGTGGCTTGCGCAATTCCAAGCAAAAGAATCTACAGATATTCCTTCAGAAGTTTTTGATGTAATTCTTGTTGAACTAAAAAAGGAACGAATTTTGGATACAAAAAATATTAAACAATCAAAGGTGAGAGAAATTCTTAAGAAGTTAAAACTCAATAAATATTATGAGCATGTACCTCATATTATTAATAGATTGAATGGTCAAAATGCACCAATTATGAATCGCGAAGTAGAAGAAAAGTTACGTTATATGTTTAAGGAGATTCAACCCAGTTTCCAGAGACATTGTCCTGAAGGGCGTAATAACTTCTTATCATATTCATATGTATTATACAAGTTTTGTGAACTGCTAGAATTAGATGAATATTTACCTTGCTTTCCTTTACTGAAAAATAGAGATAAATTATATGTTCAAGATAAAATCTGGCAAAAAATCTGCGATGATTTGAGTTGGGAGTTTATTCGTTCAATCTAGATGGGAGGTGAAACACATATTGATATTTGTTCTTTATTCATCATTAAAGAAGCAGTCGCCATATTTGATGTACAATGTACTAATATTTCACATGTTGAAAGTAATGCAATTTCTAAATATGTATTTTCTAATTCCTCGCGTGGTAAAAATTCTTCTGATTCGGTATGAGGAGCATCACCTTTGTTATGTGCTGATCTTTTCATTTGTGTAAAATAATTTGGAGTTAATTTTGATTTATAAAAATCTAAATCTTCTTCATTATCAATACGTAAAAAATATTTAGTTTTCTTTGATATTGTATCAATATTTTTAATAGCATTCAAATAATCATCGCGCGTAGGCATTTTACCACTTGGTTGTTCACTTGCTAAAGCATTTGATCTTACAAAAATACCAATCACTTGATCACAATCTTCATGTAATTCTTTTGTCATAAAATATAATTTACTTTGTAAATGTGGTTTTAATATTATATATTTTTTAAAGGCATAATAATATGGTTCTAGCCTACTTCTATTTTCATTATAATAGTTATATGCATATTGGTGTGTGGGCATTGGTTTCTTAAAATCCCCACCAGGTATATCATATATTTCTTCAATTATTGTATTGGGTTCTTTATAGACTTCAAAAAGTTGAGAAAATATTTCAATCCCATTTCCAATGAATGGTTTATGATTATTTAAATTTGAAATAACATTATATTGTATTTCTTTTGTATTTGGATATATTACTAAATAATGTAATAACTTATTGAACATACAGAATAATCCACATTGGAAATCATTAAATATTAATTTCGCATTCTTATTTGGATCATATGCTTGAAAGTTTTCTTTTGTCTTTTTTAAAAATATATAAGATAAAATAATTAACACTAAAAATAATAATAATAATATTATATTATTATTGTTTCTTTTTGCCATACCTAATATTGATTAAGAATTATTCGGAGATATTTATTGGTTCATTATTCTCAACAAATACAGAAATACTTCCCATATCCATAAATAATGCAGATGAAACCATATTAGAAGAACAATGTATAATATAATGACAATTTGCTAATAAAGCGATTTCTATATATATTTTTTCCAATTCTTCTAAAGGTAAAAAAGTTGTGTTTGTGTGAGGTGCATCACCTTTATTTGATTTTGCTCTTGTCATATCTAAATAATAATTTGGTACATATGTTTTTTTATAAAAATCTAAATCTTCTTCATTATCAATTCTTAAAAAGTATTTAGTTTTATTGGTTATAGTATCAAGACGATTGATAGCCTCTTTATAATCTTCTCGCCTTGGCATTTTCTTGTTTGGTTGTTCGCCAGATAAAGCGTTAGAACGTACAAAAATACCAATTACTTGATCACAATCATTCATCATATCAAATTTATATTTATCTAATTTCTTCTGTAATTCAGGTTTTAAAGTTATATATTTTTTAAAAGCAATATAATATGGTTGGAATTTATAACGATTACGATTATAAAATTTACTACCATCTCCTCCAGAAAATGGTATACCTTTCCAATCAGTTTTAGGGATATCTAATATTTGATCAATCATACTATTTCCTTCCTTGTAATTTTCAAATAATTGTGAGAATAATTCTACATCATCGCCAATAAATGGTAAATGATTATTTATTTTTGCTCTTACATTAAATTCAATTTCTTTTATATTTGGATATACAACTAAATAATGAATAAATCTGTTAAAATTAAAAAAGAATCCAGATTCAATTCCATTCATAATTAATTTAATATTTTTAGTGGGGTCATATTCTTGAAACCCTTCTTTTTTACCAAGTATTACTGAAGCAGATATAAATATTATTATAATAAATAGTATTATATATATGTAATTTATTTTTTTATTTTTCATCCCTAATAAATAAAGATCTTAATTATTAAGTCGGGGCATGTGTGTTGATGCTAATTGTTGAAGAGTTCCTGGAGACATGCCGAATGCTTCTGTTTTTGCAATATAAATCCCTAAAGTATAGAAAAATAAAGTTAAAATAACAGCCATTATTATTTGATTTGTATTTTGTTTCATCTATTATAATTCATTTATAACTTAGCGGCAGGGAATCCAACTAAGTTCGCACCAATACCGAAGCCAGCGCCTTGACGAGCAGTAAAAGAAATAGAGGGAGATACTAAATCAAGAAGAGCAAATACAACCGCGGCAGTAATACCGAGTACAACAATATCTTCAAATGGTAGACTCTTCTTAGGAATAAAAATAGCAACTGCAGCAATAACTAAACCCTCCACTAAATATTTAATAGTACGATTTACAACTTCCATCATAGTATTATTCATTCTATATTGCTTAAAGGTTTTTATATTTAATAGATTTAGAATGAGTAATACTAGCAGTCGGGAAGTTGATGATTTTCTTACTGAAGATCCTGAAGTACCAGGCCAGAAATTCTGTTTGCTCAGTTTCCTAAGTCCTGAAAATGTATTGAAAAATAAGAGTGCTTATTTTTTTAATGAGTTTCTAACCAATTTTGAAGTACGCCTAAAGTCTAAGATGCTAGAGGAGTTTCTTGCAAAGTCTGTAATAACGATAAATGATTCTCTTGAGGCAAAGGCCATTGAATTTGATAATCAAGATCTTAGTGGAGTAGCGCAAACGTGCCGTAGTTCAAAGATTCGCATTGATACTATGCTAGAGAATCTTCATGCATTTGTAAAGACTAATATGAGTGCCATGAATGATGATAAGATTAAGGAGGCATATGATGATTTTATGTATGCAAATAATCAGAAGCTAGAAGACCAATTTTACCAGAAGAATGAGTTTCACACAACTGTGCGAGGCCTCAAGGTGCGTGGTGTCTATAGTAGCCATGAGGAGGCTGTTTCACGATCAAAGAAGCTTCAGCGCATGGATACTCTTCACAATATTTTTGTAGGTGAGATTGGTAAGTGGTTACCTTGGGATCCTGAACCTTCCCGTGTGAAAGAACAAGAATATGCTGAGGAGGAACTCAATGTACTGATGAAGAAATACAAGGAAAATGAGGAGGCTCGTGAAGAGTTCTATCGTGATAAGAAGAATAAGCCTCGTCAGGCTGTAGAAAATATGGTAGGTCCTTCTCAAACGGATTCTATGTTTACTGCAGTTGGTGATCTTGCTCTTGAGCGTAAGATGAATAAGTAATTATATTGGGTTTATTCATTGAATAAACAAAAATAAAATCTATTATATATTTGTACTTGGTGGAGATATCGGGTGGCAAGTATTCTTTTGGCAGAACTCTCCTTCTAAACATATCATACCTTGACAATCAACAGAACGATAACCTTCATAAGCAGTATAAGCAGAATATGCTAATATAGCAATAACGACTAATAAAATCATTACAAGCATGAAGGGATTTTTTGAGTTACGAGCCATCTAGTATTAGTCTAGGGAAAAACCGGGAGTTGTTGCCTTGGAAGATTTGGCATATTTTCTGACATACAGAATCCATTTATACATCTTTTACCAAAAGAACAAGGCTCTTTATTAACACCACACATAATTGGATTTGTAAACATTTCTAGGCGGAAATTAATTCTATATACACGATCCAAAATCAATAATACTAATCCAATAAATGCTAACACGAGTAAATCTGTGTAATTGAATTTCATCTATTAATGATGAATTAAAATTTCTTATTTACTTGAATTGTAGGACCCTTTAGTTTGCGTGCGGAAGATGGATCATAAGCATCATCTCCCTCTCTATCTTTATTATAATTGGCAGAGTGTGCCCAAAACTCTGGAGCACCAATACGAAAATCTCCATGAACATTTGCCTTGTACCAATAAATAGAATCTTCCAGTTTATTACTTTGACTTGTATTATCAATTACAAGACATTCATAGTTCTGTGTACATTGATCCATAACTTGACAGAAGAATTCAAACGATGGAAAGGCTGAAGCATAATTGTCATAAATTCTTTTACGATTTGAAATATATGCTTCCTTTAATATAAATACATAATCTACATTTGTACGTAAAGCCGGTTGGATACCAAGAGGATATTGCATTGTAATTAAAAAAAATACTTTTAGCCAACGACCATTCATGAAAAGATATTTAATATTTTTATCGTGTGTCCATGAGTCATCGTACATACAATCGTCAAGAATCATAAAAGAACGAGGATCTATACGAGATTTCATACCTGGAGATTGTTCTTGTTCCTTTTGAATTTTCATCATCATAAGTTTTTGTCTTTTACAGAAATTGGCCAAAATAATTGGATTGTATTCACCATGAATAAAAATGGGAGGAATCATTTTACCAAAGAAACCATTTGATTCTTCAGTACCCGAAATAACAGTACCAAGAGGCATATCTTGGTGATGATATAATAAGTCTTTTACCAGTGTAGATTTACCAGTTCTTCGCCGCCCAATAAAAACACATACTGCATCCTGTTGAATTTTTTTCATGTCAAACTTTCTTAATGATACATTCATGGCACTTGTCATATTATATATATGAACAAAATATAAATTAAATGCGTTATTGAACTCAAGTTTGATTCTATATTTCAAAAAAGATGGACACAAATGGAATACTCCGGGGAATAGATTTGCCAGAACCATCATATATCAAGGGGGCATTACCTAGCGCATTGAAGAATATACCTTATTATACTAATTTACAGACCTTTTTTCCGTCATTAAAGAGACTATTTTCTATAGATGATATTTCGAATGGTGAAATATGGTTTGATAATAATTATAGGGTAACACATATTAATATTATGAATGAGGATGATATTAAAGGGAATTGTAAAATTCAAGTTAAATATAAAGATACAACTAAAAAATTAAATGCATATTTAAAAATAACACATTTAATTGACCCTGTTACATATGTTAAAAAGAATGTTGATATGTGTAATATGAATACAGATGAAGATATTAAGAATAAATTAAATAATCCAATGAATCAAGCATATGTTGAAACAATCGCAAGTTATGCCTTTGGTAAATTAAGAGAAGAAGATATATCACCTCACTTTAATTTATTTTATGGTGCATTTCGTTCAATAGCCAAAAAGTATAGTTATAATATTTCTGAAGAAGTTGAAAGTTATAGAATGTACAAATGGTTTTGGTCAGGTATTGAAACAAAAATTATGTCTATACATGTGGATTGCGAATCTGAAGAAGATAGTAAACAAATTTATGATGAAATTATGAGAAAGCCAGATTATTGTTTAGATAATCATGAAGATGTTGAAGAATTAAGTTGTGAAGAACATTGTGATTCTGGTGAAATATTAAGTTTAGATTCTGCGAGTATTAGTACTCATCCATCAACATGTGATGGTAGTGCTGCAACTGATAACAATACCAATGCTACTGATGAAGATGAAGATGATACAAATGTATATTTGAATTTACAGGATTTTCCTGTTATGATGATATTAACAGAAAATAACGAATCAACCTTAGATGCTTTATTAGAAGATTATGAAGAAGTTGGAGCAGAACCTGGTGAAAAGTTATGGGAAGAAAAATGGACTGCATGGTTATTTCAAGTAATTGCTTCTTTGTGTACAGCCCAAACACTTTTTGGATTTACGCATAATGATTTACATTCAAATAATATTGTATGGAGTTACACAGATGAATTATATTTATTTTATAAAACAAATGATAATAAAATATTTAGAGTCCCAACATATGGTAAAATATTTAGATTAATTGATTTTGGAAGAAGTA